ATGACTACCGCGACCCCGAATCCGAATGACCCGAACCGCAAGCTCGACCCGAAGGTCGAGAAGGTTGAGACCCACGAGACCCGTCGCGTGGAGACCACCCCGACCACCACCAAGCGCGCTGTCGCTCCGACTGCCGGCTCCACCGCTGTGAACGCCGAGGAGAACAAGGGCGGCGGCTGGTGGAAGTGGCTGATCGGCTTGCTGGTCGCTCTGCTGCTGCTGTGGCTGCTGCTCTCCCTGTTCAACAACAACGACGAGGACACCGCCACCGTGGAGACCGCAACCTCCACCGTTGCCACCTCCACCGTGGAGAACACCGAGACCGTGACCGAGGGCACCGCTACTGCTTCCGCCTCCGCGACCGCGGCTGACGAGACCGTGACCGAGACCGAGGTTGTCTCCGAGGTCACCGAGACCGTCGTTCCGACCACCTAGTCGCCCCCCGCGATGAGAGCCCCGCCTCCTCCCTGGAGGCGGGGCATTTTGCTTGTCGACGCCCCCTTTCACCGCAGACACCCCGCCTCCCTCACGGGAAGCGGGGTGTCTGCGGTTCCGCGGTGCCGGTGCTACGCCGGTACAGCTGATACTGCTCGTACTACGCGGTTTCGTTGAGCGGGTTCTTCACCCAGCTCATCATGTCGCGCACTTTCCGCGACCTGATCTATTGGTTTGACCTGCACCTTTGCTTGTCCGGCGTGGCCGGGGTGGCCGGCCAAGCCGCCAAGAACGGGGGCGCGTGCGGGATTTCTGCGGGATCGGGGGCTCACTTCTCTCACTATGGCGTCACTCTTTACAGTGACGACGCCTTTTACAATGACGCCGCAGTGAGGAAGGTGACCTGCAACTCACTGCGTGCTACCCGACTTGCACATGCTAGTGCGGTGGCATATACTAGGGATGTAAGCAAGAGGGAAAGGGCAAAAACAATGACCACCATCACCACCCGCACCGGGCAGTACTACAACGAACCCGGCGACATGCGCATCATCGAAAAGCACAACGCAGACGGCACCCTCATCTCTGAGCTCTACGCAGACCTCACCACGGGCCAGATTATGAACATCGAGACCACCGACGGCTTCCAAGGCGAGGGGCACGCACGCAGCCTCATTGAATACGCCGTCGCAAACCACATTCCCCTGCTTCACTCCCCCGAGTGGGCGTGCACCGAAGAAGGCGCAGCCTTCGCCGCCGCCACCGCCGACCTCATTGACACCATCGATGACGAAGATGCATACGGCTACGAGGCCTACGCAGCCACCTTCGCCTAACCCCCCCCACCCACACCAGAAGGAGCCACCACCATGACTGACATTCAGACCCTCGCAATCCGCACCGCCGCAAAACTCGACCTCACCGACGACACAGCCGAAGACGCACTCGAAACCTACATCCGCCAAATTGAGGCTCTGGAGTCCCGCGAGATCGACCGCGGCAACATCAGCGACGACGACGCCGCTTTCCTCATCGAATCGATGGTGCAGGCGCAGCGCTCCGGCGACCTCGGACAGCGCCAGCTCGCAACACTGGAAGACCTCATGCCGCAGGTCCAGGCCGCGCAGGACACCCTGGAGACGATGGAGCAGCAGCGCAACGCCGCGATTCGGGAAGCGCTTAGTGCTGGTGCCCGCGTGAAGGACGTAGCCGCAGCGTCCGGACTGTCCCGCCAGCGCGTCGAGCAGATCAGGGCGCAGTAATGCAGGTCGGCGACCCGGACGGCCACGGGCGGTACGGCCACGTGGACGAGGAAGCCGACGGGCTTCTCTGCCACGAATGCGGCGGGCATTACCGCTCCCTGGGTGTGCACGCCTACACGGCGCACGGCATGACGGCGGACGAGTACCGGGCGGCGCATGGTATCCCGCAGCGGGTGCCGCTGATCGCCACCGAGACGAGGGAAGCGGTCTCAGCGGCGTCTGCTGCCCGTGTCGGGTCGGAGGCGTGGCTACGCATGGTGGAGAAACGAGACCCCACCGCGGCATCACACGCCCGCACCCGCGAGTCATTCCAGCGCAGGGGTAAGGACCGTGCCCGCCAGATCGAGGTAGCGAAGCGAAACATCGCGGGGGCGCGGAAGCCGATCACACGCCGCTGCGAGGTGTGCGACCGGCCCATCGTAGGCAGGAAGGATAGGTCCACGTGCTCCCCGCTGTGTGCCCGGATCAGCACGTACAGGTCTAAGTCTAGTGCCCCGGCGGAGGTGTGGGATCAGCTTCACGCGGAGGGGGCGGGCTGGTCGGAGATTGGGCGGCGGTATGGGGTGACGCACACGAATGTGCGGAACACTGTTCTGCGGTACCGGGCACACATGGCGGATGTGGAGTTTTTGGAGGCGCATGGGCCGGGTGATGTGCCGGAAAAGCGTGGGTAGAAACGCAAAAAGACCCCCACCACAAAAGGTGAGGGTCAAAGGTCTACTCGAAACGGTTTCGAGTAGCGAGACAAGCGCAGGTCAGTGCGGTAGCCCGCGTTTCGAGTAGGTTTCGAGTTACTGTCCCCGCTCCGCCTTGAATCGTGCCAGCGACGGGAACGGCGGGTCGGTGAACTCGTCCATCTGCTCCAGGTGCGCCACGTAGTCCCGGTGGTCGGTGAGGTCAACCTCCAGCGCCTCGATGCGGGCCGCGCTCTCTTTCGCTTGGGCCGTGAGCAGCTCCACGGTCTCCAGCAGGCGCGGCACTTCGGCGACGCGGGCTGCGACTTCCTTGTTCGCGTTTACCTGCTTGTCGGCTCCGGTTTTGGCGCGCTGCATCGCAATGTAGCCCAGCACCACGACGGTGACAGAGGCGACGAAGGCAATCGCTTGCCAGCCGTTATTGATCGCGGATACGTCAAGGTCTGGCATCGGCGGGCACCTCCCTCACGTATACGGTTTCGGAGCGGCCCCGCCACACGGTGTAAATCGTGATACCTCCGAGTGCGATGTAGACAACGCCCCGGCTAAGGAATGGCACGAGGTGCTCTAGTAGGCGCTCTATCCAGCCCAGCCAGACCGGCCACCACACCGGCATGTTCACGTCCTCTGGGGGACTCCATAGGTACAGCACACCCCACAGCACAAGTATGGCGGTGGCGAGGCTTAGGGCGAAACTGTCGAACCGGGTTCCCCGCGACACCAGCGCCAGGAGGAGCGCCAGCGTACCAAAAATCCAGATCGCGGGGGATAGCCACCGGCTTTGCAACTCGAACACGTGCTGAATGAGGGCTTTATGGTCGCCGAGGTAGGACACGGAGCGGCAGAAGAACACGGCCACCAGCACGAGCATGATGCCGTGGTCGGTGGCGATCCAGTCGCGGAAGCGCCGCACGCCGGGCTGCCATGTTTCGGGTAGGTGCTCAATCGGCATTGGTGGCCTCCTGGACGGCGAGGCGGTCGCGGAGATCATCGAGCGTGTCTGTGGTGGTTGTGGGTGCTGCGTCGGCGGCGCGCTCCACCATCGACGGGGTGAACCCGTCCTTCGTGCTCCGGTTGACGAGGGCGGTGATCACGGTGGCTGCGGCGGTCGCTGCGATGCCGACGGTGGTGCCGTCCCACTCCGGCAGCGTCGCTACTTGGCCCGCGATGGACGCGAGGCCAGTCAGGACGATGAGAATCGTGCCCTTGTACCGCAGCCACGTGGGCTGATCTTTGTAGGCGCGGGTTACCGCGTCAGCGGCAATTGCCTTGTTGTTCATCTACTTCACTCCCCTGTCTAGTGCTTTCGCGTCGGCCACAATCCGCGCCGGGTCGAGGCCCTGTTTGCGGCACAGCGCTTCGAGCAGATGGCGCTGCTCCCACACCTGCGCGTCCACGATGCGCAGCAGGTCGAGCGGCTCGTATAGCTTCTTCGGGTTGATGAGGGACGGGACGGGTGTGCGCAGCGTGTCCCGCGCCTCCGTCGCCGCGATTTTCGCTTCGTTGAGCGCGCCGGGGCCGTCCGGCCAGGCGATTGGTTCAGTCATGGTTGCCTCCAGTTTCGGTTTCATCGCGTCGTTGACCATCTCCAGGAACACGTCCCACGGGAAGCCGGGGCCGACATCGGTGTGCGTCGTTTTGCCGTAGGCCAGGCGGGTGCCGTTGTGGTCGGTGATGCCCCACGACCCGGCCTTGATCTGCTCCGCAGTGAGTCGGCGGATAGGGATGCCGTGCTTGGTGGACCAGTCGGCGACGATGCGGGCGGCGCGGCGCAGCATTTTCTCTTGTGCGAGCCATTCCTCACGCTTCCAAGACGACCAGCCGACGAGCGACAGGTGCAGGCCGTAGCTGTTCGAGATGTTGGCGGCGGCGGGAACTTTCTGATCGTCGGTGTTGGCGCGCAACGCGGCACCACGCGAGTCCACGAGGCCGGTGTAGGCGCCCTTCCAGGTGTTCTCCGGGCCAAGCTGGAACGTCGCCACACCTTCGACGGTTGACTTGGCGGAGTTCTCGGTGGTGTGGAGCACGATCAGGCGCTTGGGCGAGTAAGTGCCGTTTTCCCAGAACTTCTGGGACCAGTCGATATCGAAGATGTCGCGGGGGTTGACCTCCGGGGTGGCGACGGCGGAACTTGCCGCCTGCTCACCACCGGGCCATTTCGCCCCGGCAAGGACGGTTGTCATCGGGTCAATCTTCGCTGACGGGTTGTACCCCTTCGGCATCCAGGAAAAGTGCAGGTGCGGCGCCACACCACCGTTCGTGGCTTGGTTGGGGTTGATGTAGCCGATGCGCTGTCCCTCACGCACCTTTTGGCCCACCGCGACTTCGGAGATGATGTGGCCGTACTCGCTGGTGCCGCCGCCGACGCTGGCGGGGTGGTCGATGACGATCCAGCCTGCGGGGCCGGGGCCGCCGTAGCCTTGGGCCGCGCCGGTCATAATGACCGTGCCATCACGCACCGCGAAAATCGGCTGGTTCGCCGCGCCGCCTTGGCGGCCGAAGTCTGTGCCCTTGTGGATTGTGCCCCAGCGTGGGCCGAATGGTGATGTGACTTCGAAGCCCTTGGGTACGGGCATTGTGGCCATTGGTGTGCCCTCCTTTCGGGCATGAGAATGCCCCACCGACCTGGGCGGTCAGCGGGGCGTGGTGGGGTTAGCCGAGTTGGAGCCAGTGGCCGGTGCCCTTGTCCGGGGCGGTCTCCGGCCTGGTGGCCTCCAGCTTGTTCTTCTGCCAGACGTAGACTTTGCCGTCGGTGTAGCGGCGGGGTTTGCCCCCCTCTCTTTTTCACATCTTACGCGGCCGGCGACCCTACCCGTGCGGGTGTCCGTGGGGGGGGGGGACGTTGTAGAAAGAAGAAAAGAAAGCCAAGAAGAGAGCAGTTCACACTGAAACTATTGAAACATAAATAAAGTGGCGTATAACTCAAATAGGATCGGCTAGTGGTGATGTGCGGGGTCGTTTACCGGCTCGGTGATCAGTCCGGGCGCGTCGGTGCCTACGCCCGGGGCGTTGCCGTCCACCGCGTCCGCGAGGCGCAGGTACTCATCGGTCACATCCTCCCACCCAGAGAAAGCGGTGCCCGGCTTTTTGGTGTTGCCGGGGCGGCGGTTGCGCCACACCTTGCCGTCCAGGGCGGCCAGCTCGCTGCGCGGGTACCCGTCGAGCGGGGTGGCGGGCTGCGCCCACGGTTTGACCTGCGCCACCAGCTCCTCCTCGGTGACGGCGGGGGTGATCTCGGTGGTGCCCGTCTCGGGGCGGAGTTCGGGGCGGGCTTCCCACAGCTCCTCCACCAGCGTCGCCTGCGCCTCCTCGATCAGGGGCAGTGCGTCGCGGCGGGCACGCTCCACACCAGTCACCCACCCCAGAAACTCTGTCCACTGGTCAGGGGTGAGTTCCTGTACTTGCTGCTTCAATGTGTCCATGATTCTTTGCTCCTTATCGTTAGAGTTCAGATGGTGTTGCGTATGCGTCTCCGTCGGCCCAGATAGGGGAAATCCCTATCGCGTATAAGCGAGACGCGCCAGTAAATCGGATGTTGATACCGAGCGTGGTAGCAACCTCCTGACATTTTTGTGTCGCGCTGGTGCGAATCCCTGTGCCGTAGCGATCTCCTGCCCAAGAGTCGAGCACCTCCCCCGTTGACGGATGCAGGAACGCAATCGTCACCGTGCTCGACCCGCTAGCGGTTGCCACCCAGCCGTAGGGAGCTGGGGGGAGTTTGTAGATGACGCCGGGCCTTGCATCCGTGGTTGCGTATCCGCGTATAAGTCCGATGTGGCCTATAAGTCGTGTGGTGATGGCCATTTACACCACCACCACCTGGGGGGCTACTCGGACAGCTCGATAGCGACGGTGACTCCGTATTGGTTGGCTGTCACCGGGCCGGTTACCAGGGATAGGTTGTAGTCGGCGGAGTACGAGCTTCGGGAGATGACGAGGTAGTTCTTCCCCCTCTCGCCGATTTGCGTTCTCGACACGTCCGTAGCGTAGATTTTCCCCCCGCTGGCGGCGAGGGTTGCGATGATCTGTGAGCTTACCGCCATCTAGACCACCGCCCCGAGGATCACTCCAGCCGGTACCACGTGAGCGTGCCCGTGATGTTGCTGAAGTCCGTGGTCTCGCCTGCTGTGAGCACCCCCCCCGTTCATGTAGGCATAGTCCTTCAGATTCACAAAATTACTAAAAACCCGGACGTACCCCATGACCTTCCCGCTGCTGGTGAACACCCCTACGGCCTTCCTCCACCCGTCGGGGATACTCTCCCGGTACCCGGGGTCGGTCACGGTGGCGGTCTCCATTCCGCCCCCGAGTTTTCCTATGAGCTGTGTGCTTATTGCCATGTCATGCCTCCCTAGATTCCGGTGATTTTGTGTAGCTTCATCGTGGTTTCGTCCAGCCAGTAGTCCCCGACCCTCACCCCCGCTGGTGGTGCGTCCGGCGCGGAGAAGAACGCCGGGCGGGTGTCGATGCGTGCGTCTACCGCGTCCACGTACTGCTTATTCGCAATGTCCAGCGCGTTCACCGGGTTGTTGACACGTGCCCTGCCCCCACTGTCTCGGGACATGAGCGTGCTCGCGGTCTGCGCGCTGGTATGCGAGCTAGGGGCATTGCTGATCTGCGACAGGGTGTGCGTATGCGACGACGGGGCAAACGTGCTGGGCTTGCCCGTGATCTCCGACCATGCGTGCGAGTGCGTAGACGGGGCGAACGTGGACGGCTTGCCGGTGACCTCCGACCACGGGTGCGTGTGCGACTCCGGCGGGAACTGCTCCGGCTTGCCGGTGATCCCCTCCCACGCCGTCGTATCCAGCCAGTCGCTCCATGTGGTGTCGGATGTGCCCACTCTGCGCAGCACCCTATCCCCCACGTACGCGGTCTGCGACGGGTAGCCACCAGAGCGGTCACGCCACGGGGTCACGGTGTACACCATCGCGTACAGGCCCAACGCCCGGTCAATACCCACCGGGCCAGTGGACTTAAACTCCGACACCACGGACTGCGGGTAGGTGGACATGTACCACCCGGGGGTCTCGTTCGTATTGCGGGTGTCCTTGGTCTGTACCCGCTCCGCAGCCGTCGCCGGATCACCAGGCCGCCCCGGATCACCCTTCGGCCCCTGCGGCCCCGGATCACCCTTATCACCCTTCAGGGAGGCGCGCTGCGCCGGGGTCAAATCCTCAAACGTCATCGTGCCGTCGCGGCCCGGGTCGCCCCGCTCACCCTTCAGATCCGGGGACAGCTTCCCATTGACCTCTAGGCGGGTGCCGACCCAGCGGGTAGACCCGGCGATGGTCGCAGCCCTGTCGGCGCTCTGCTTGGCGCTGTCCGCGTGGCCGGACGCGGCCACCTCATGCCCCGCAGCCTTACTGGCGTGGTCTTCCGCGTTCTGCTCACTGGTGGCCGCAGACCGCGCCGACCCCGCAGCATTCGTCTCCGATGTCTTCGCATTCGTCGCCGACGTGGCCGCACCAGACGCGGACGTAGACGCCGCAGACGCAGACTTACCCGCATTGGTCTCCGAGGTCTTCGCATTCGTCGCCGAGGTAGCAGCAGCCGACGCGGACTGGCCCGCCGACGTCGCAGACCCAGACGCGCTCGTGGCGGACTGGCCCGCAGCGGTAGCCGACTGGCTAGCCTGCGACGCGGACTGGCCCGCAGCCGTAGCCGACTGGCCAGCCCTGGTCTCCGACGATTTTGCGGCACTAGCAGACGATGACGCAGCCGACGCAGACCCAGACGCCGCCGTAGCAGACTGCCCAGCCGACGCGGCCGACTGCCCCGCCGCAGCAGCAGACCCAGACGCGGCACCAGCCGACGACGCAGCCCGAGACGCAGACCCCGCAGCCTCCCCCGCCAACCGGCGCACCTCATCACGATCAGCCACCACCCCACCAGCCAGACGCTCCAACGTCCGCAGCTCACCCTCCGACGCCGCCTCCGCCGCCAGCACACACTGCTCCAACGTCGCCGCCGCCATGTCCGGCACCACCAGCCGCACCACATGCGAATGCCCACCAGTCACAGCCACATCCAGCACAGCAGGCCCAGGCAACACCTCCATCGTGAGCTGCCCGTCCTGCACCGTCACAGTGTCAGAAAACGCCGCCGTCAGACCACCCTTTTCGGCACGGTCACGGGCAGCACGCACCCGCACCTGCGACACCAAAAGCGGCCTATCCGTCACCACCCGCAAAGGCCCAGAAACACGAACCATTCTCACCCTCCTCAAGGCATTAAAAACACCCCTACACAGGGGTGAAACTACAAAGCACAACCACGCGGTCAGAGCTACACAGGCGGATTCGCCACACCAATAGCCACCAACGACAGCCCCTCCCGAGGCCACGAAAACGCAAACGCCGACAACACAGACTGACCCGCCACAAAACCATCACGCGAAACCGTCAACGGATACACCCTCATAGGCATTGCATCACTACGCACAAGCACGATCATCGACCCCTCCCACCCCTGCTTCAACTGAACCTGAAAAACCCAGTTGTCCCGCACATTCGGGTCCCGCCCACTGATAGACAGCCGGAAAAAATCATTCTCCGCCGACTCATTTTCCCCCTCCTTAATCGACGCGACCCGCGGCACCGCCAAAGCAATCTGCTGCGCCTGCGCGTCTTGCCTCGCGTCCAGCACTGCCTGCTCACGCTGCCGCGCCTGCACCTCCGCCTGAAACTCCCGGTTCAGGCGGTTAATGTCCTGCTGCTGCTCCCACAGCTTGGTGTTCAACCACAGATACGAGTTCAGCAACCCCGGTGCCGGTGGGGGCTCACCATCGTCCACCATGCCCGTGATCTGCGCCTGCACCGCAGCCAACTGCGACACCAACGACTCCTCCGACGCCCGCGCCCCACCCAACACCACACGCACCGAATCCACATCATCACGACGCTCCGCACGCTCCACAGCCACAGCGGAATCCGCATACGAACGCACTGCCTCCGCCTGGCGGCGAGCTTCGGAGCGAGCCTGGCGGCGCGACTGCTCCACCGCGCGCGCCGCCGACTCGTTGGCCCGTTGCTGCGCGGCGTAGTCCGAGACCAGCTCGTTACCCATGAGGACGCGCCAGTCGGTAGCTGCACCGACCTCCGAGGTCGCCTCGATACGCGACACCACCACATCCAGAACGAGTAAGTCCCAGACCAACACCGGCCACACGTCGCCGACGTTGAAATCGCGAAACGGCACCAGCGGGCCGAGGCCGGAGCGGGTGATTTCCTTCTGGAAGAGCGCCTCGCCGGAGACACGCGCCGAGGCTTCGTCCAAGACGGCCTCGAAGTCGGAGAACCCGGAGTCAGGGATGGGGGTCGATCGGCCGTCCTCGAAGTCGGCCGCGAGGATCGACGCGTCCGCACGCACCCACCTGCGGCCCATCCGGCCCACCCCGCGGTTGAGCCGGTACAGGTAGCCGAACTCGAATCCGTCCTCGATTTTCGGCTTGACTTCGTCCGGCATTTGCTCCGGCCAATCGACGCGCTCGCGGCCGTAGACGTCCGAGGCGAGCTCGCGCAGGGTAGTCAGCTCACCACCATCGGCGACCATCGGGACCTTGGTCATGATGAAGACCTCACTTTCACGATTTGCACGGGGTGCGGCCACGCGCGCAGTGCGCCGGAGCGCACCCGGACGGGAGCGTCACCGGGCCACCACAAATCCACCTGGATCGTCACGCCAGACTGCAGCGCGGTCGCTGCGACCGTGTCCCAGACGTAGGAATCATCCAGGCGGATAAGCACTTCCGGGGTCGTATCACGGCCGGTCTGCCCATAGTCCACATAGGCGTGCGGGTCGCTCGACCAGCCGCGCGCCGCGTTGACGGTATCGAAAGCATCCTGGATCACGTCGCGGATCAGGTCGCGGGCGGTGCCGCGTTTCGTGGTCGCGAGCGTATCGGTGGCGAATTGCACCTTCGCCAGAGACCGTGTCTTCCTGTACGGCAGGTACGACGCGTCGGTGGTCCAGTCGGAGAACTGGGCGTTTCTCCAATGCTGGGGGGCGGAGGGGCACGGCCACCACGCCAGCCCCTCGGTCAGATCTGTGCCGTGCACCGCCATAGTCACCGGGGAAGCATCGCCAGAGACGACAGTGTGCACCACTCGCGCGACGATTCGCTCCCCAGCCTGCCGGATCAGGCAGATGAATCGGGCCGCGCCCACCGCAGGGGTCAGCCGAGCGTTCGGCTCCTGCTTCCCGAGCCCGTCAGCGACGAGCTCATCGAGGAGCCGGCGCCCACCACCGGCAGACACGTCGGCAGTGACCTCGACCGAGGAGGCGGCCATGCGCGTCTCCGGCGCCTGGACGTTGACCACCGCCGGGAAGTCGAGCAGCGGCCAGCCGTTCTCATCGAGCAGACCAACCCATTGCCCCTCCGTGTCGACGACGTAGTCGATGTGGCGCCGCCACTGTGCTAGATCCACGGGTCATACACCCCCTGCGAGTACGAGACCTGCGCGCCAGCTGGGATCACCACCTCGGCTTCGCCGCCGACCGGCACCATCTCCGCGAACGCCCCAATCTGGCGCGACAGCATATTCGAGTACGAGCCGTCCGGGAGGTAAACCTCGCCGGCGTGGCGACGGTCGAGCAGCAAGGTGTGCATACCGGTCACCCGCGGGAGCGTAAAGCTCGCGCCAGACGGCATAGTCACCTTGCCGCCGGCACCCTCCCAATCGATGCGCAACCACACCGGAACGTCGCCGGCATTTGACACCACGACGCGGGGGCCGGGGTCCACGACTGGGTCGAGCCACACTCCCCCGTCGGCGATGAGCCGCACCTCGATACGCGACCCCTTCTCGGGGTGAGCATCGGGAGATGGGAGCGATTCGGCGAGTCGGACCGGCAAATACAGCTCGCGTACGGGACCCTTGAGCACCAGCTGACCTTCGTAACGTGACGAAAACGCGGCCCGTACCTTCGGCCAGATCTTCGGATCCCAGACGACCAAAGTGAAGCCGCCCTCCATCGGCTGCGTGACCCGGTCCCGGATATTGACGACCTGCCCCGGCACGCCGATAGCCTGCACGCCAGAGTCCTCGAACTGCCCAACAAAACCCGCGAGCGTGCCCGCTTCGATAAAGACCTCGGAGGATGGATCCGACGCGATCCGCAGCGTCTCGCCGGGACCATTGTAATCAATCGTGTAATTGAGTTTCACTCATCATCACCTCCGTGACATAGCAACATCGGCAGCGCTCGCGTTCCCGCGACGTTCCACCCCTTCCAGACGCATCTCCAAACCGGAGACCTGGCGGTTGAACTCCTCGGTGAGCTCCTGCATTTCCGCCGTCGTAAAGGCGGTCTTGCCGTTCGGGACGTTGAGCGAGATAACCCGCGGATTGGACTCCGCGATCCCGCGCATCTCCACCGCGCTCTTCTCGTACGCCTTCGCCAAATCGTCAAGGGCGGTGCGCACGATATCCGAGTCGGAGCGAGCCGCCTCGGCGCGAGCATCAAAGACGGCCTTATCCATCTCCGCTGCCTTGATCTGGATTGCCAGCGGCTCGGATTGGATCTGGTACGCCGCATCGAGCGCAGCTTTGCGCATCTGCTCATTCATCGCAGCCTGCTGATCCTTCAGCCCCTGCAGCTCAGTACGCAGCTGAATATCAGCCATCGCTCGACCTGGATCACCAATCGCCGACGTCTTAATCAGACGGTCGATGCTGGCGGAGCCGCCGAGCGCGCCCAGGCGCCTCGCCTGTGACATCACAGCATCGATGGACGCCTGCTGCGCCGGAGACCAGCCGGTCCACTCCGGCATCGCGTACAGACGCTGCAGCTCGGAGTCGATCTGCGACTTCCTCGTGTTCGCCGCCCGGTTCGCGCCGGAGGCGTGCCACGAGAAAAGCTTGAGGCGATTCGCGGACTGCTCCGCCTCAATCTGCGCCTTCTCGGTGAGCAGGTCGGCGACGCGCTGCCCCACCATCGCCCCGGCCTGGTCGAAGCCGAAGGCCTTACCGGACATAATCGCAAGGTTCTTCGCAGCGGATTCCAGCTGGCGGGTGACGGACTCCATCGACATGACGGCGCTGGCGTACTTGTACGCCGCCTCCAGGTTGGCCTGCTGTGCCTGCAGCTCGAGTACCCGCTGCTGCGCACGAGCGCCCTCGATCTCAATCTCGAGAGCCTCGCGCTCACGCATCCAGGCGAAGTACTCCTCCTGCGACTGCGCGATCGAGTCGGCAATCTGCTCCTGCGTCACACCGACGTACGCGCCGGCCTCGACCCAGGTATCGACGACCTTCTTGCCGGCTTCCTTCGTGCCGTACTGCAGGTCGGTGTAGAACCCGCGCCACGAGGACCTGTTTTCGTCCAGCGTTTTGCTGCCGTCCTTCATGTGCTTGTTCAGGTTCGCCTGCGCGACGGCAACGTCCTTAGCGCCCTTGAGCTGCGCGATGATCCCGTCCATCTGCGTGATGCGGACATTCCGGGACGCGGACTGCATGTCCAGCATCGCCTTGTTCCACGCCACGACCAGGCCGGCGACCTGCTCACGCTGCTTCGCATACAAGGCGTTGAGTTCCTTAACAGACCCCATCGCCTGCGAAAGACCCTGATACACCTCGACCTTCGCTTGCTTCACGCCGGACACGATGCGCTGCACAATGTCGTGCATGGTCTTGCCGATCTCGATGATCGACTTGACGCCAGTGACGACGACACCGAGGGACATACCCGCCGGGCCGGTCGCCGCAGCAACCGCGGACAACGCGCCGGACAGCGGTGGGAACGCCGACGTCGCCGCCGCCGCATTCTCGGCCATGCCGGACAGCTGCGGGAACACCGAGTGCACCGTCATGTCCAACGCTGCGGCGGACTTGCGGCGGGCGTCGAGCAGTTCACCCTCTGCCTTTTTGACGTCCTCGGTCGCCTTCGCGACCGCGTCTGCCTGGGCCTTGGGGTCATCGTTCTTCTCGGACTGCACCTTCGCGAGTGCCGCACGAGCCTCGTCAAACGCCTTCTCGTTCGCGGCGATCTTCGCGAGACGCTCGGCATGGCCCGCGCGGGCGTCGATCAGGTTCTTCTCCGCAGCCATGAGCGTGCCGGTGATCTGGGTCGTGTTCGTCATGCCCAAGCTGCCGACGATGTCAGCCAGCTCGGAGGCAAACGAACGCCCAGCGATACCCTCAAGCGACGTCGGATCAGCCATTTTGTCCAGCGACGCCGCACCGTTGACGATGGCCCGCGCCCACTCCTCGTTACGCAGGACAGCAGCGAGCGCACCATACCCGAAGTCACCGCCACGGAACGATACGCGGATCTCCTCCGCGGCGAGCTGCAGCGACCCGGCAGCGGCCCGCAGATCACGCACGCCCGTGGCGTCGCCGGTAGCGATAACGCCACCATTAGCGAATGCACCCGCGCGGTGCGGTACTGCAGTCCGCCCGGCGCGGGCTTCGCGGTTGAGCCGTGCGATGCCGGCGGGTCCACCGTTTTGCGCGGTGAACTCGGGCACCATGATCGCTTCGCCGCCGGAGAACATCAGCGGCGGCCCGGTGGGCGAGGTGTAGGCGTGAATGTCTCGGCCGGGCGACCAGCCGGGAAGGACTCCGCCGAGCGCGTAACCGTGGCCGTGGCCCCACGTGGTGGTGAGGTCGTTGCCGTAGCGGGCCTTGTAGTAGCGCAGCGCGGCGACCATGTTCGCCTCCGGGTCGCGGCGGTTGTTCGGCAGCGACGGGTCGCGGTAGGTGGCGAACGTGCCCGGGATGATCTGCAGGAGGCCGACGCCGGCGGATTCGCCGGTGCCGTTGATGTCCACGATCTGCTGGGCAATGCCCGGGTTACCGCCGGATTCGGACATGATTTGCTTCAGCATGGCGTTGACCTGGCGCGGGTCGTCGGCGTTGAAGCCGACGCGACGCATGGCCGCCATCGCCATTGGGCGCCACGATTCAGCCGAACCGACGGCACCCGCGGCCGGCGAATAATCATCGGCCTTGCCGGTGACGAACTCCAGGAGCTTGTCGCGGCCCCACGTAGCCACCGCGCGCGGGATCTGGCCCACGTAACCTGCGAATTCCGGAATGAGCTTGAGCATCGGGTCGGAAATCGCCTTGAACGCTGCTCCGACGATGTCGCGCAGGGGCTGGAAGAACCCGCCGAAACCGGCATCCTCCAACATCTCGACGGCGACCGACGGGTCACCCAAAGGTGCCGGTGCGGCCACGTGGACGTGGTTGCGGTGCGCACGCATAGTGCCCGCACCGTAAAGACCGAAACCGTCGCCGACGTTGCGGCCGTTTTTCACGTTGTACGGGCTCGGCGAGTGGATCAGCTCGTACAGGCCGGCGCGGTAGTTGTCGTGGAAGAACTTCGCGGCGGCCTGCATTTGCGGCGTCGTATCCGTCGAGTTGGAGAAGTCGACAGCGTTACCCGTGCCGTGGTGGCCCGGGTCGCCCCGGCGAAGCGTCGAGGTAATGGTCATCATCGGGAAGTGTTTTCGCACCAGGCCCGAAATGGAGCCGATGACGCCACCCGATGCGAACGCCTGGTGCGGCATCGCGCCGAGGACACGCGCGACTCCCCTACGCCCACCCACGCGAGCGGCGGCGTTGACCGCATCGACCCAGTCAGGACCAACTACGTCGGTGAACTCTGGACGCATGACTGCCTCGCGCCCTGACAGGTCGAGTACACCGCCCGTACGCGAGTAGAAGCGGTGAATGTCACGTCCAGGAGTAGACGGACCAGGCATGACACCACCGCGGGCGAATGCGAGCGGCACCGGCTCCAGCTTCTGCATTCCGATAAAGCCGGTCACCGCGTTCACAGCCTTGAGCAGGCCGTTGTTCCACACGGTGCCGACCACGAAACGGATGGGTGCGGCCGTAACTTCCTTCATGCGGTCCCAGATGGAGCCGATGGCGGAAACGGTCTTGTCGAACCAGTCTTTGAGGGTGTCTAGGCCGGCGCGTACCGCGCCGAATGCCGGATCAATGATGTTGTCGACAACCCAGCGGATGCCGGAGCCGAGAGAATCCCACGCGGGCTTAATGACCGACTCCCACACCCACTGAAAGCCGTTACCCACTGCCTCGAAGCCGGCGCTGATGAAGCCGAACGTGGGCATGAGCACGTCCTGCCACAGCCACGTAACACCTGCGGCGAGGGCATCGAACACGACCTTGATGACGTTCTCCCACACCCACTGCATCGCAGTACCGAGGCCTTGGAACCCAGTTTGAATAGCGGCGAACGTAGGCGTGAGGGCGTTCTCCCACAGCCACGTCGCGGCGTTGCCGAACCAATCGAACACCGGCTTGATGCTGTTCTGCCACACCCCCTGGATGAAATCACCAAGGGACTTGAACGCGCTCTTGACGGTCTCGAACCCTGCGGTGAGGGCGATCTGCGCGGTCTGCCACCCGTTCTTCAGCGCGTCAGTAAACTTCGTCCAAAGCTCGCGCCCCTTCTCCGTCTGGGTGAAAAAGTACGTCAGCCCACCGACCAGTGCCGCGATGGCGGTCACCATCAGCATGATGGGGTTAGCGTTCATTACGGCAGTGAACGCGATCTGCGCGCCCTTGGCGAGGTCGACCGCCTTCTTCCAGCCCATGATGGCGCCCTGCCACATCGCGACCGCGGCGGCGGCAGAGCCGATGGCTGCGGCGAGCGGGCCGAGCCAGGAAGCATTGTCCTGCACCCACGCGCCGAGTTCCTTGAACCGGTCCACCAGCTTGCCGCCAACGTCCCAGGCGGTTTCGAGGGCGGGCACCATTGCGTCGAACACGGCGGTCGCGATCGGCTCGATAGCCAGCTTGGCTTGCAGCTTCAGCTGGTCCCACCGCTCCGCGAAGTCAGCGGTTTCATCCGCCAGCCCGTTGATGGTGTCGGCAGACGCGCCGATGGAGTCCATGAAGTCGTCGTAAGCGAACTGCCCACTTTCGACGGCGGCGACGAACCCGGCACCGCCCTTAGCGCCGAAGATCGAGTTCGCTAGGTCAACGGCTTCCATGTTCTTCCCGGCGCGCTGGAGCTCCTCGATCTGCTGGATCGTGCCCCACAGTGCCTCCTGCGGATCCTTGCCTTCCTTGGCGAACTCGCCCAGGGCCTTCGTCATGGAGCCGAGGGTCTTCTCGGAATCGAGACCGGCCTTATCGAGGGCACCGAGCAGGCCGGCGGACTCGGTCAAACCGAATCCGAACTGCTGCAGCGCGGGGCCACTCTTCGACAGGTTGCCGACCAGGTCGTCCATGCTGCGGCCGGTGGCCTGCGAAATTTGGAACAGCGTGTCCATCATGTCCGGCATAGCGTCGGCCTCGACGCCGAACTGGGTGAAGGCGCCGGTGACCGCGTTGATGTCGGTCTCCATGCCCATGCCCTTGAGCTGCTGGAACTGGGTCGTGAGCTTCTCTAGCGGCTCGCCCGTCACGCCGAGGCGGGTATTCAGGTCGGCCAGGGTGGTGCCGATTTCTCCCAGGTCGGAGCCGACACCGATTGAATCGCGGGCGACGTTGCGCATGGACTCCTGCAGCTCAGCGAACGCCTCACCGCTGGCACCCGTGCCGATACGGATGGTGTCGTAGGCATCATCGAACTCGGCGCCGATGTCGTACAGGGCCTTACCCGCGGCACCGACGGCCGCCGCACCCGCCGCAGCGGCGGCAGCGACCTGCGTCATGGACAGCTCGAGCCCACGGCTCTTGCCGTCCGCCGCTTCTGTGGCGTCGCCGAAGTCACGGACCGCGTCAGCGCCCGCCTCGGTGGCGTTCTGCGCTTCGCGGGTGACCTTCGCCAGGTTGTCTTGGGCCTGCTCGTAGTTGCGGGTGGCCTGCTCGGAGGCCTTGACGGCTGCGGCCTCGTCGCGCTGCGCCTTCTCGTAGGCCGCGGTAGCGCTCGCGATCTGCGACTGCGTCGCCGTGCCCTTCTCCAGGGTCTCGTTGAGCTTCAGCTGCGCGATACGGGTCTTGTCGGCGGCGTCAGCGGCCCGGTTGTGGGCGCGCTCCTGCGCCTTGGCTGCAGAATCGACAGCCTTCTGCGCCTTGGCGGTGGAGCGCTCCATCTCCTGGGCGAACTTCTCGCCCGCGGACTTACCCGCCTGCGCCGAGGCCTTCTGGGTCTCCGCGAAGAACTTATCGAAGCTGGGGATGATCGGGACGAAGACTGCATCGCCGGAACTTCCGATTGCCATGAGGAGACCTCCGTTTCTAGGTCGCAGGTGGGGGTGAGAGCGCGAGCAGGTAGTCGACGGCTGCGGCCTGGTCTTCGGACGCGACGTTTCCGAGCCGGGTCTTGTCGTCCTCGGGTGCTTCGAAGGGGCTGGCCGGCCACTTGAACCGATCTCGATTCGGTTTAATGCCGAGCTCCGCCCGGTAGTAGCCATTTGCGCGGATCAGCTCACCGTAGATGGACCACAGCATCCAGTCCCGCATCGTCCAAGTACGTGTTGCCGGCACCTGCTCGCGTGCCTTATCTAGGGCCGTACCCTCAGGCAGCCAATCAATGAGGGCTTGGAGGCGCCGCGATGAAATCTCGCCGCGGTGCCATTGGGCGACGGGGTCGCCGCCGTAGTGGGCGCTTAACGCCGCTTCGCACGCGGTCGGGTAGAGCGCGAGCTCTGGGGGAAAGGGTTTTCCGCCACAGCCTCAGCCATGTTCTCAAGCGCCCAACGCAGCAACACTAACGGGTCGATGCCGGCCTTGTCTGCCGCCTCGAAGAAATCGTCCTTCTGCTCGCCAAGCAGGAGCTCTCCGAACTCATGACGGAAGTCTTGGGGCGAGATAACCTCCTCGCGCACGTCGTCGGTGAGCTCCTGGAATCGGTCATTCCAGTCAGCGGACTGCAGAGCTGGAACATTGAGGTTCCACGTCTTGCCGAAGCCTTCGATCTGGACGGTGCCGCCATCTGCGCCGACCGCGTCCGCGCGCTGCGCGATGAAATCATCGAAGCTGGGAAGGTCACGCAGATTCTTCGCGGGCTTAGTATTTTTGGAAGTCATTGGGGGTTCCTTTCGGAGTTGGGGTTACGGAAAGGGGTTCGATAAGAGGGGCCCAGGGCGAACCCCTTAAACTCCCTGGGCCCCGGCGTTACCTACTGGTCGACGCCAGCGGTGCCGCCAGTGTTGCCACCCGTGCGGGTAGAGCCGCCGGAAGCACCAGTGTCACCGGTGCCGGCGGCAGACAGCGACGCGTCCGACCAGTCACCAAGGTCGCGCACCTTCGCCGCCTCCAGCGACTTGTCGACGCCGGCCTGGCCCGGGCGCCAGCCCTCCTTGAAGCGGCGCAGCACCGAGTAACCGGCCTCCTGGTCGAAGTTCGCGCGCCAGGTCATGGGGTAACCAACCAGGCCGTCCTTGTTGTAGGTGACATCGCCGGGGTCGCTCACCGAGGCGTTCGGCAGGACGAAGCGGCGGTGCTTGCTGCCGTCGATGATGTCGAAGGCCAGGGCGAAGCGGAACTCTTCCGGCAGCTCCTTGCCTTGGATGAACTCGACGTACTCGCCGTCGGAGACAAACTCCATGTCGTCCTCGTGGATGCCGTAGCGCATCGCGGTCGCCAGACCGCCGATGGTCCACAGCGTGCCGTTGAAGGTGAACTCCTCGGAGGATGCGGCGTCGCGAACCGGCGAGTTGGTCTGCCACGGGGTGAAGCTGTTGGACTCGCGGGAGATCGCCTCGCTAATGCCCTCCTCGGACAGCCAGCCCATGTTTACCCACGGGGCCGGGTACTCCTCCATCCCCTTCGGTGCCGGGGTGCCGTGCGGCGCGTAGTGGATAGAGCCGGTAACGCCCATCGTCACCAGCTGCGAGTTGAAGTTCGGGTCGGTCAGGTCGACCTTGTACTGATCCGCCATGACGGAATCCTTTCTATGGGTGAGCCGGAATCATGACTTCGATGGTCATGCCGAGCCGGCGAGATTTCGGGTTACGGTCCGGCCACTTTTCGGGCCTGGAAACTTCGACCGCGCGCATGTGGCCCGCGCGGAATTCGTACAGGTGAAGCCGGAGTCGCTGGGCGAGCTCCGCAGCCGCCCCGGAGCGCCACATGCTCTCCGGGACAACCAGGTTCACGTCGACCCCGACCTGGTCCACGCCAAGACCTTGCAGCGCAGGCGCGCGCCTCGCCGGGCCAGCCGATTCGAGATGGACCAGGGGAAGCATGTTCGGGATCGCGTTGTGCGGCACTTCTTCGTAGACGGCCTTGACGCCGTCGACCTGGGCGATGTGACGGGTGAGCGCTGCGATTACATCCATGCGTCACCGTCCCCTCGCCGCGCGGCGCAGAGCGTTAATCCGCGGCACCTGCTCCGACCCGCGCTCTTCCGCCTCGTTGTCGGAGACCACGTCCACGTAGGCGCGGCCACCAGGACGGATACCGGAGCGCACGGAGTAGTTCGCCTTGCCGCCGTTCTGCCGCGAGATGCGGGTCGCGTCGGCGGCCAGGTCGCGCGCCGCTTTTTCGAGCGCGCCGGATTTCAGGACGGACTCGTTGATCGCGCGCCACATGTCGCCGGATTGCTTACCCATCGACCACCTCCAAGGTGGCTTCGAGGTGGTGCACCTTCCCCTTGTTCCAGGGGTCAGGCCAGCGCGCAGGCGCGCCGACAACGTCGCACACCATCACCCCGCCGACGCGCACCTTGGACTCGGCAGTCATCTCCGGCAGGTCAGTGCCCGGCGGGGTGATGAGCACCAGCCGCGACACGGTGACGGGCCGTTCGAGGTCGTCTTCGCTCGAGGTTTCCGGCTGGACGGACACCATGAAGGCGACCTCGTGCCAGACGGGGTTGTCGTAGTCAAAGACCGGCTCGGATGCGTAAGGGGACTCGATGCGGGCCGGCACCGCGATCTCGAGGTCCTGGTTGAAGATGATCTGAGGCTCGGTCACGGGATCGGCCCCAATCTGATCTGGTCCACGATGCGCCACTCCGTCGACTGCGGGGTGATCGCCCCCGGCGCGCCGACGTTGATGCGGCCGACGGTGTAGGACTGGCCGGGTGCTGCGGCGCGTCCGGCCATCGACCGCACAAGTGCGATGACGTCGCCGGGTCCTGTGTAGCCGTGCCGCACTTCTGCTTCGATGCGCCGTGGCCGGCCCTTGGGGTGCGGGCGTAGCCCGTCGATCCACAAGGTGCCGTCCGGTGACCAGTCATGCGGGCCGATCTTGACGGTTTTCCCGTCGACCTTGACTGATTTCACGGCGACGAGCCGTTTGGTCGGTACGAGCACAAGGGGGTCGCCGGGCGCGTCGAAGGTGAGTGTCTCGTCGCGTTCGGGCCACACGTGCCAGGCAGCGAGCCGGCGGATTGCTTCGACTGCGGCGTCGATTGCTTCCTGGGTGAGTGTGGCGCCCGGGAACGAATCGGGGGTGAGACCGTGATCCGGCTTCGTGGTTGGTTCGGTCACGGTTCACCTCCTATTTCGCTGCGGTCTTGCGGGTGCGCGGAGTCGCCTTCGGCGTTTCCGGCGTGACCGGCTCCGGCCCGATCTTCAGCTCGACTGCGTCAGGGTAGGCGCGCGCGGCGGTCTCCTCCGACAGGCGGAGGATCGTTTCGCGGCGCCCGATGGTCACCCGGTACGGCTTGAGCGTTGCCATGAGCGCACCTCCCCTTACTGGCCAGTGCCGGCAGCGACTGCCGGCACGCCCGGAATCTCAGCACCTGCGAGAGAGCCGGTGACGAACGCGGCGGGGCGCTCGACCATCAGGCCCAAGCGCTCCTCGCCGCGCAGGGTGATGAGGTTCTTCTCGAAGTCGTCCACGTTGGTGTTGGTGGAGTCGACGCGCAGGCCGCTCTTGCGCAGCACGGTCGCGCCCTGGCGAAATGCGCCGAGGACGTAGGTGCCGCGCTCGATGGCCGGGGTGTCCACGGTGCGCAGACCCCACATCTCCGGGTTGATCTTGATGCCGCCCTGGCCGTACTGGCCCACGAACGGGCCGCCGGCAAGGTACTGGCCGTTGGCGTCCTTCGCGAGGCGCACTCGCACGTAGTCGGCGGTGTTCATCACGAGCGCGTCGGCCTGGAGGTCGGTGAACTCCGGCACCTTCTGGGAGGCGATGAAGATGCCGTCGAACAGGTCGCCAGCAATGTCGTACTGCTGCAGGCCCTCGCGGTTGAGCAGGCCGGTGAGGTTCGCGCCGGCGCCGTCGCCGTTGAGGAGCTGTGCCTCCTCCACGAGAGACAGCTCGTAGATCAGCTTGTTGTTGATCCAGGAGCGCACGAAGGTGAGGTCCTGCGCGGTCTCGTCGGTGATCTTGGTCAGCGCGGCGATCTTGGTGATGCGCTCGGTCTCGATGTCGAAGAGGTTAAAGCGCACGTACGGCTTGCGCGCACCCTCGGCGACGGTGGCCGGTGTGCCCTCGGCGAGGCCGGGGGTCTTCTCCACAAGGTAGGAGATGGCCTGGGTCTGCGGCGCGACCTGGGCGGAGCCCATCAGGTCAGCGATGACCAGCTTGTCGCGCTTGGCGTTGACGATGCTGCGGCGAAACTCGGTCACCCACGGAGCGAAGTCGCCCGCTTCGGAGTCGGTTGCCAGCGGGGTGCGGAACGGGTCGTCCGCCGCGCGGGTTTCGTAGTCCGGGGTGGCGGTCTGCAGCTGCGCGCCGCCAGCCTGGCGGGTGAGCAGGTCACCTGCGTGCTTGACGAAGTGATCGCCGAGCGTCGCTGCGGCACGGTCTGCAGGGGTGTCCGCCGGGCGGTCCTCGATGGACGCGCCCTTGACGCGGTCAATGAGGTTGCCGGCCTTGGCGGCCTCCTTGATTTCGAAGTCGACCTTGTCGTACTCGTCCATGAGGGCGGTGGTCTTCTCGTAGACCTCCGGGGTCATCTTCTCGCCGTCGGCGGGGATCAGGTTGCGCGCCTCCGCCAGCAGGGCGGAACGGCGCTCGATAAGAGACGTAGTCATTAGGAGCTAATCCTTTCCATGAGTGCGAGACGCGCCCGTGCGTGGAGCGCGAGCGCGTCGTGGTTGGTGTTGTCGCCATCTGCTGGCGGGTTGGGGGGCGCTGCCGCCTCCGTGTCGGTGTCGCCGGCGGCTCGGGTGAGCGCACCGACGACGACCGCTTCGGTCGCGGCATCCAGGTTGGCCTGCTTCACAGCGGTCAAAAGTTCGCGCGCGGACTTGGCGGACAGGATCTCGGTGTCGCGGTTCGCGCCGACGGGCACGACGGACACTTCGTAGAGGTCGACCTTGCGGACCTCGTAGATGTCTTCGCCGTCTTCGGTGGCCATGCCGGCGTCGACGTAGCGGAAGGCGAAGCTCATTTCGGACAGTCGGCCCTTCTGGATGAGGTTGAACACCTGCACCGCTGTGGGGTTGTCCATGTCGAGGTCGGCGGTGATCTTCAAGCCGCGGTCGTCCTCGACCGCTTCGATGACGCCGCCAATGTTCTTGAACGGGTCGTTGAAGTCGTGGCCGTAGAGCAGCGGGATCGTCTTCTCCCGTGCGGCCCAGTCAGCGAGGGTGTCGGTGAACGCGCCGCGGCGCACGACGTCGCCGTAGGAGTCGACGGTGTCGAAGACGGAGGCATACGCCTCGATTCGCCCCTGCGGGGTGGTGCCGTCGGCTACCGCAGCGGTGGCTTCGGCGGTGTCGGGGGCGGGTGCTTTGACGGTGATGTCGGCTGTGAAATTCTTCAGGCGCACAGGCCCTCCTTTCATGGTGTGGCCGGGAATGTCCGGCGGATTGTCGTACCAGGCGCGAATGCGCTCCTCGGTGCCGTCCGGGCGGCCTTCGCGCACCGCGCGGGCGAGGCACTCCTCGAGACCGGGGTCGCACACGTGAAACACCGCGCCGACGCCTTGCAGGCGCTCGATAGTGGCCGGCGAGGGGTGGGCGTTGATCAGCCACACCTCCCCCGGTTCGGATTCGGGGTCGAGCAGCCACCCCATGAACCCGCGACGCATGGCGAGCACCGCCTCGGTCGCGCCGGCGGCCACCCCAAGGGAGTCCGTGCCGGCGACGACCTGGGCGACGCGGTCGAAGTCGAAGCGCGGCACACCCGGCGCGGCGGCAGCATCCACGAACGAGGACTTGCCAGAGCAGGGCGCGCCCACAACAACGTGCACGGTCATGGCGTCACCTCCAGATCTCGGTGCACCACGGCGACTTCGAGGCCGGCGCGGCGCATCATCGCGGCGACGTGCTCGGCGGCGAACGGCGAGCGATGCACACCTGCAGAGCAGGCGAACGCCACGGTGAACGAGGGGGTGATCTTCGCACGCGTGTAGATGAGGTTCGCGGCGAGCTGCAGCCACGAGTCGACCAGGTCGTTCATGCCCATGATCACTTCCGCCGTGGTGGCAGTGAACCCGGGCAGGTCATGCACGACCGGCGAGGGGTCGGGCAGGTCGAGGCAGTCAATCAGCAGGTCGTGCGGGGGTGGGGCACCGTTGGTGATGCCGTAGGAAACGAAGTGGATCATGCTGGGGCCTCCTCGTCGGCGTCAGCGGGTGGGGTGAAGCTGGCGTCCTCGCCGGTGGACACGTTCAGCGGGACGATGAGCTCGTCGCCGCCGTCGACCTTCGGCAGGTTGTTCATCACGCGGGCTTCGTTGCGGGTCATCCACGGCCCGCCGACGGCGGTCGAGGTGACAGCAGCTTGTTCCTCGAAGCGGCCGCGCAGGCGCTCCTCGATGTTGAACTCGGCGTACACCTGCGCGGGGTCGAGCGTGTGGTCGAGGGCGGCGAGGCGCGGCAGAAGCACGTGGTTGATGAGCTCCTCAATCTGCTTCATCATCGGGCCGAGGCTGTCACCGTAGAGCGACATGCGGAACTCGCGCACGTTGGAGTAGTTCGCGTTATCGAGCAGGCCGACCATCGTCGGGTTGATGTGGTACACCTGCGCCACCGTGGACAGGGACAGCTTGGTCATTTCCACGACCTGCTCGTCCTGGGCCTTGAGGTGGAACTGCTGGAACTGCATTCCGTCTTCGAGGACGGGAACCCCGCCCGCGCCGGAGCCGGAGCCGGCGTAGGTGGCGCGCCAGGATTGTTTGAACCTGCGGCGAGCGATGTCGTCCCACTTCGCGTCCTGCGGGCGGGTGATCACACCACCCAGGCGGGGGCCGTTGTGCCACAGCTGCTGCCGGTAGGCGGCCGCCTCGATCTGCTCCTTGAGCACACCGCGCAGCGCGTTAATCGGCGAATCTCCCACCCGCACCGACGACGGCGAGTAACCGTGCGACCGGATCACCCGCTCCCCCGGCAACCACACGATCGGCTCGCGGGTCGGAAAGTTCACGCCCACGTGCGTCAGGTGCCAGGGGTCATCCCACTTGGTGTGCACGATCCACTGCGGCGGAATGCGGTACAGGTGGAACCGGGTGTCGCGGGCAGGGTTATCGTCCAGGAACCACACGAACTCGTCGTAGAGGCAGAAGTCCATCACCGAGTCGTAGAAGAACCGGTAGGCCGTCTCGAACTCGTTGGGCTTGCGCATCAGCTCGGCGAGGTAAGTACCGCGCACCCGCGCGCGCCCGCCGTCATCCATCCGCTCGTACACGTGCATGGACACGGTCGCGACCATGCGGGCGATGAAGCTAGTGACCGTGCGCAGGTGCGGCTGTTCGTGCCACAGCTGCTCGACACTCATCTCCGGCACCGCCGAGGCGAGTTCGAGGAAGTCGAGGTGGGTGTCGTAGTTGGCGTCGGCGGGCGCGTCAAGCGCAGACTTGCGCAGCCCGAGGCGTTCGAGAATGCCCATGCAGGCGCCCTCCCTTCAGGGTGTTGTGGTTAGACGATGAGCAGGCCGTCATCGTCCAGGTCGTCGTAGTCACCGTCGGATGCACCGTCCGAATCGGTGTCCCAGTCGTCGCCTGCGTAGGCGGAAACGAACGTGTCTTCCACCCGGTGGCCCATCCACCACGCGATATTCGTGGCGATGAACGGTGCGGCGTCACCCGTGGAGCGTTCGCGGTCCCACAAGGCGACGTCGCTGAGCTTCCGGTCGCGCACGCCGAGCGCGGAGGATTCCAGTAGGGTCGGCTCGTCCACACCGGGCGCGCGGCCCGGGTGGCGGATAAGGCCGTCACGGATGGCGGAGGTGTATGCGAGGACGGAGCCGGTCATTGCGGCGCCGCGCCACTCGGCAACGTCGATGCCGGCCTCCGCGAGGAGCGGCACGAGCACCGTTGCGGGTGCGTTGCCGGTGGATTGCAGCCCCACCTCGCCGGTGAACCATCCGCCGCGGCGTTCGTTGAGCCAGTCCGGCACCCATGCGAACCCGGCGCGCGAGGCGATCACCTCGACATGCCAGAGCCCGTCCGGGCGCTCGAAGGCGACAGCGATGTGCGTGCGGCGGGCCTCGAGCGAGCAGTCGATGCCGACGTGCACTTCCGTGCCCTCTGGCAGGCCGTCGAGCGGGTTGGCCAGAGTCTCCCACTGGGCGGAGGTGAACTTGCCGGGTTCTGTGGATTGCACCCACTGGCACAGGTACTCGGTGCGAAACGATGCTTCGTCCGCCTCTGGGTCCTCCGGGTCGAGCGCGGCGCGCGCGAGGGCGGCCATGTCCTCCTCGGTGGCGTTGCCCCACCCCAGCGAAGGGTTGGCTTCGTACCAGCCTTCGGGGTCGAAGATCGAGCGGTCCTGCTCGGCGGACCACTCCATGAGGCAGAGCTTCTCGCGGTCGGTGGTGTTCTCCTCAATCGCACGTAGTGCGAGGTTGCGAAGACGCTTCAGCACTACCGAGCGAGCGTCGCCAGCGTTCGAGAACGTCCAGATTTGGTTGCGGGGGCGTTCCTTCGTGGTCGGCTCGATCGCGTCCCACATCTCTGAGGTGCGGTGCTGGCGCAGCTCATCGAGCATTGCGAGGTCGGCCGAATAGGAGCGCCCAGCGCCGCCGGCCGCGACCACGTACCAAGCCGGCATCGCGCCCGAAATATCGAGCACCCCCTCTAAACCTGGCGGCACGCTCGCGAGCTCGATCTGCTTGCCGCCGTTGACCATGCGCATATAGGGAACCCAATTGCCACGCTCCATCCGGTACGGCAAGTACTTGACCAGCACTGGCGTATTCTTCGCCAGCTTGAACGAATCGCCGAGCGCGCGCTCCGCGTTCGACAGGTTCTGCGCCGAGGAGAGGATCTCCGAAGCCCCGTCCACGAACAGGCGCCACAAGCCCAGCAGGTTCATCACCACGGTCTTGCCGTTCTGACGCGCCACGAGCACCACGACTTGGCGGAAGCGGTAGTCGTACAGGCGTTGCGGCGGGGTGTCCGGGTCGAACACGTCCGAGCCGGGCACGGTGCGCATGTCCAGCTCGAGACCGTGGATCAGCGCGAACTTCTGCCACGGGCGAAGTGTCAGCCCAAGGATGTTCTCAGCGAAGTCGATTGCCTCGAAACCGAGGGAGGTTTCCGGTGTCAGCTCGCGAAGGGGCGGGGTGAAGATGCGGGGCTCGGCGTTTCCTTTACGCGCCGCCACGGTGGCGGCTCCGCAGCGCCGACAGCTCGTCGGTGACTGCCTGCTTCGGCGTTGTCTCCTCCGCCTCCTGCGCGGCCGGCAGCTTCACGGGTGTTAGCCCCAGCTCGACGAGTGCTTTGAGCAGGTGCGGTCCGAGGTACAGGGCTTTCGTGAGTGCTTGGCCCCCGACCTCGGCGGCGGCGTCGATGGCGTCGGCGTACTTCAGCGCCAGGTCGACGGCCCCACGGTCTTTCTCGCCGATGGCGTCGCCGGCAGCTTCGACACTGGCGAGCACCGAGCTTCGGAGTGTGGTGTCCATGCGGGGTCTCCTCTCGGTCGGTGGGGCCTCGCGCGCGCACGCGCACACGCGCGCGATGGGGGCTTCGCCGCGCGCGGGGAGAGATTGCCTCCCCGCCCCCCTCAGTTTTGGCGGCGTTTTCGTTTCGTGATTTCGAGGCCCCCTCCCCCCTGGTCACCAGTTGATGGTGGTTGGCCCGATCTGGAGGACGTCGTCCCGCGCGCCGCGTGACCGGTTGCACGAGGAGTGCGCGGGCCTGAAGTTCGATTCTTCGAGGGCGAGGTCGGGGTAGTCGCGGCGTGGGAGGTAGTGGTCGACCTCGAAGGCGTTGGGGTGGAGTGCGGCGGCTTGGTAGTCGATTGGTTGGCCGCAGAGCCAGCAGGGGGCGTGGTGTTCTTCGCAGTGTTGGCGGTAGCGTTTGCGCATTTGTGCGGCTTCGCCGGTGCGCCAGAGGTCGGTGGTCACGTGTGGTCCTCCGTGAATGAGTAACACCGCAGCCGTTTGTGGGCGTGCGGTGTCGTCGCGTCGAGGTTAGCAAATGGTCTTTCAGTTGTGTGGGGGTTGCACCTGTTTGGGTGAATGGTTGCGGGTGGCCCAGGCGTGGACTTCGGAGTACAGGTAGGTGTTTTTGCCGCCTTTCTTGCTGGTGGTGATGGTTCCGCCCGAGCGGTGGGCCCAGAGTGTGAGCAGGTCGGGGTTGGCTGTGATGCCGTCTTGGTGGAGGCGTTGGCAGATGGCTGATGCGTATTGGCGTGGTTCGGGTGGTGGGGTGGTTTGGTCGTAGCCGATGGTGCGGCGGACGCGGGCGGCGTAGTCGTTGAGGGCTTCGGTGAGGTCGTTGGCCCAGTCGATGGTGGGGGTGATGGGGGCGGCGGTGTTGGCGATCCAGGTGGCGAGGCGGCGGCCGTCGGTTGGGAGGATGTGTCCGGGGGCGATGGTGTCGCGGAGGTCGCGGCAGATTTCGTGGAGGAAGCCGTCGAGTTCGATGGAGAGGAGGATGGCGCGGGGGTTGCCGGGTAGGGCTGGGCCTGGGGTGGCGCGCATGATGCGGCTGGTGCGGTTTCCGCCTCTGGTGTTTTTCATGGTGTTGAGGAGGACCAGGGCGCGGGCGAGGTCGGCGGCGGTTTGGGCGAGGCGGGTTGCGGTGTCCTGGTCTTCGGGGGTCACTGGTGTGGTTGTCCTTTCGGTGCGGGTGTGACGCGGATTTTGGCGTGTGGTTGTTCGCCGAGGTTGGCGCGGCGTTTGTGGACGGTGAGGTCGGTGATCTGGGAGTCGTCTCGGTAGGCGATGCCAGCGAGGGCGTCTTCGATGGCTCGCTGGAGTTTGCTGCTGTCTGGGCGTTGGATCATTGGCGGGGGCGGGTCGGTGCGCATGGCTTTGGTTCGGGGCATGACGAACTCGAGGTCGAGGTGGACGGGGCCTGTGATGAGTTCGGCGTTTGCGGCGGTCATGGCTTGTTGGGCGCAGAGTGCGACGGTGCGGCGCCAGCCGGCGAGGTTCTTGTTGGCGTCGTAGGTGTAGCCATGCTTTGAGACGCGGTGGTTGCCTTGCACTTGCGGCACACCGGGGGCAGTGAACGTGATCATGCGTGTTTCTCCCATGGTGGTGTGTCGTCGTCTGGGTCGAGGTCTGCGGGTGGTTGGTGGTTGCAGCGGATGACGGCGGGGTGGCCGTCGATGGTGGTTTCGATGAACCCTTGGTCGTTGCAGCGCTCGCATTCGTCGCGGGCGGAGCGGCGGGCGTCGATGGTGGCGAGGGTGCGTGCGGCCGTTTGTTCGTCGCGCCAGGCGTCGTCGATGAGGGCGCGGAGGAGTCCGGGCCCTTTGGGGTGGGGGCGGCGGTCGAATTCACGGGTGCCGGCTGTGATGGCGCGTTCGGAGATGCCGGCGTCGCGGGCGCGCTGCGCAGCAGCCGCCAACGCGTCGAGGGGGTCGTGTTCTTCGGCGCCGCCGCCTGCCTCGCGCGCGGTACCACCGTAAGAAGGCTGGCTCGTTGTACCACCTATATAGGACGGGCCGGGTCGGGCCGGGCCGGGTATGGTACCGGACATTTCGGGGACTCCCTCGTTTGTCCCCTCGGGGGACATTTCGGGGACTCCCCCGTGGACATTTTCACTTTTGCGCCGGTTGTCGAGCTTTTGGCGGCGCGATTTACGCTTCTTTTCACGCCACGAGGCACGCTCTTCCTCACGCTCTTCGCGACTCGGCTGGTAGTCAAGCCAGTCACGGAATGAGTACGCTTTCGCACCCAAACTGGTAGTGGTTTCACACCACAACCCGCACTCAATTAGCGCTCGAATCTGACTCGCGGTGCCTTTGAGCGCCTTCACCCGGGACGCTGGGATCACCCCGTCCGTCTCGTGTTTGGCGCACCAGGTGCCCGCTTTTACCCACAGCCCAACGGCCGCATTCGGTAGCTCCTCAACCTTCGGGTGGTCATAGAAACCATCGTCGACTTTGAACCAGGACACGGTGGGTCACTCCCTCCCAGGGGCCGCGGTTTGCAGCGCCCATAGGAGCGCAGTGGACGCGTGCATCTTGGCGAGCGGGTCGCCGCGCTCGATGGCTTCTGCCACGCTGTGGGCGCGGGTATGCGGCACGCCGCGGGCGCACAGGTCGGCGAAGGCCATTGCGGCGCGGTGTGAGCTGGTGCTGGCGACCGTGGTGAGCCGCCCGTCCGCAGTCGGCTTGGCGATGAACCAGATGCCACGCGAGGCGGGCAGCGTGTACACGCGCCATTTACGTGGGTTCGGGGTCGGTGATTCCACAGAGCACCTCCAAATCGGCGCGGGTAAACGCGCCCTCGAACAGGTCGGTCAGGGCTTCGATGAGGCCCAGGGTGGGGAATATGTGCGCGTCCGCGCACACGTCCAGGGAGACGCGCAGCGCGAGCGTGCGGGTGGGGCTAAGAGCTGACACGGTCACGCATCCACGGGGGCTCATCCTCGCCGGCGGCGGCTGCCTGCGCGTCGCCAGCGTCCAGGTCGAGGACGTCGACGAAGATCCGGTCGGCCACGAATTCCGTGGCGTACACGTCATCGCCGCGCTTGTTGACGTACTTGCGGGTGTGGAACTGGCCGCGCACAACCACGGTCATGCCGCGGCGCAGCACCTTGTTCGCCAAGGTGGGCAGGTCGATGGTCTGGTCGCCCCGGCGTTGTGGCCACACCACCACATCGAAGTAGTGCTCCTTGGTGCGCTCCCACTGGCCGGACTGGTCGTTGTAGCGCGAAGCGGATTGACCCAGACGCAGGTTCAGACACGAGGTGCCGCTGTTCGGAGTAAACCGCAGCTCCGGGTCTTGCACCAGCGCACCCGCCCGGTACTCGTAATCAATCACTTGTTCGTCTCCTCGATAATCGGGTCGATGACCTCGCCCAGCCCCACACGGTGGAGGTGGCAGAGGTGCTGGCTGTAGAGGGTGAGCGCGGCGTTCGCCAGCTCCGGCAGCAGCCCAAGGGGGAAGCGGATCATCCCGCCTGTGTGGGCGGTGATGCCGGCGTGCTCGTTGTCCTCGTGGACGAACATCAGCAGTTCCTGGCCGCGCCCCACGGCTTGCACCGTCGGGTCGGCGGTGTAGTCGGGGCGCATGACCACCTTTGTGGTGCGCAGTTCCCGGTCCAGCCAGTCGATAGCGTCGGAGAACGTTTCCTCGTGCCGCACGCTGCCGAACGGGCCGAGCACGCGCCACCCGCCGAGGTAGGGGTTGTTCTTACGCACCTTCCACTTCTGCACTGTTGGTCACCTCCTCGGTGGTGACGGTCCGGGTGATCTTCTCGATTCGGACGTTCTGGACGTTGCTCGCGGTACTGATCCGGCGGGCGGCGTCCTGGGCTTCCTTGAGGGTGCGCACCTCATCGATCCGGTTGCGCTTCGTCTCATCCCACGCGACCCGGTAGGTGACGGCTTGATGGTTCATTTCCCCATCACCTCGATGTCGCCGGCGCGGCGCCGCACGATGCGGCAGTCGTCCCAGAACACGTCTGCGGACATGGCGCGCAGGGTTTCCTCGGCCTGGTCGAGGTCGCCCCAAAGCACCTCGTGCGGGCTGGAGGCTACGTGGTCGCCGTCGGTGAACCGCCACTGGCCGTCGGTGTCCAAGACTTGCAGGCAGTAGATGTAGCTCATTGGTCAATCTCCTCTGGCACCTCGCGCAGTTCGTACCGCTTCCCGTTCGGGGTTGTGTTTTCCGCGAAGTCGTGCGCATAGGCGTTCCCGTCAGCGGCGACCAGAACTAGCGCCCCGGTCTCGCTTACAGACCACACCACCCATTCACGGCCGTCCATCTCCACACCGTCCCACCTGCTCAGCTCGGGCATGTCCGGCGCGGTATTGGCGAGGATGAAATCGGCGGCAGCGTTCGCCTCCGGGCCGTAATTCACCTCCGGCACCGACTTAACCCGCTCCGCCCACTGGCGGGCGAGACGCTCCTGCTCGTTACTCACCGTCGATCACCTCCGCGCCAGTGGCGTCCTCGGCCTGGCCCTCGGCGGCCGGGGCGGGGGCGAGTTCCTTCCAGCGCGCGGTGCCCGCCGAGTACAGGAAGTCGTACTCCGCCTGCTCAAAGTTGCCCTTGAGCTGCTGCATGATGCCGGTCAGCGCGTCGCGGTCCTCGGCGTTGTCGATGTCAGACTTGGCGTGCAGCGCCATCTCGGACAGCTCGGCCTCGGTGGCCGGCGCGGGTTCCGCAGCCTCGAGCGCGGCACGCAGGCCAGAGGATCCACGGCCCGGGTTATCAACCCGGCGCGCCTCCGCGCGAACACGGCCGGGGTTGTCGGCCTGCCCCATCTCCTCCGGCGTGTACATGCCCGAGGTCAGCGAGTTGACCTTGCGGTGTGCCTGTGCCTCCGCGCACTTCGCCAGCATGGTCGGGCCCATCTTCTCCCACATGGAGTTCGGGGAGCCGTCGCGCTTCGTCTGTACGAATTCATCCCAGGTGGCGATGCCGTGGCCGATGGAGTCGCCCAGGCGCACGCTTACTAGCGCGGCCGCAGGATAGCCCCAATCTTTGAGCCAGACGCGGCGCTCGTTGCCCTCCGAATCGAGGAACACAGGCGCCCCAATTTCGTGGCCCAGGCCCTTGATTTCAGCGGTGCGGAACAGGACCTTGCGGAAACCGTCGATACCAGCCTGCACAGTCCACTTCGTTTCCCATCGCTCCGGCTCCCCGCGGTACCCGCCGGTCTTGGTCTTGCGGCCGACCAGGTAAATCTCCTTGAGGAACGGGTCGAGGCCGGTGCGTTGAGACACCGCGGCGAGCATGTCCAGATCGGCGTCGGATGCCTCGTCCAGGCCGGCGAGGGCGCGCAGCTGGTCGCGCTCCGAGGTGGAGTACTTCGACAGGTCACCCTCGCGGTGGATACCTCGGTCCTGCTCGGTGCCGACAAGGTCTCCGGCGGTCTGGGTGGTTGCTACTTCAGTCATTAGTGGTCTCCTTCGAGGTTGGCTTTCTTGTTGAACTGGACGTACGGGGTGCCCCCGGTTTTCGCGCGGCGGTCGGCGATCTTCACGTCGCCGCATTTGAGGTACTTCGCTTCGCCCATGAGCTCGGCGACCTCGCTGCGAGCCTCCTTGAATGCGCTCTCCGCCTCGTCCAGGCCGACGACGGTGTCGAGGAGGCGCACTGCGGTGGCGGCGTTGATCTGCACTTCCTCCCCGTCATGGATGTTCGGGTGCTTACCGCGGATCGCGACGTAGGTGGATTCCTGGTCATCCAGGGCCGGGGCGATGCCCATTTCCAGGCTGGCGACCCAGTCGACGCAGCGGTCCACGATGCGGGCGAACTCGTCATCGTTGAACGTCACGTGGTGGATTTCCGGGCGGGTCGAGGTGCCAAGCACCACCACATCCGCCGAATGGATGCCAGACACGCCCATCTGGAACTGCACCTGCGTGTAGTAGTCCGCGGGGATGGAGTCCTCCTCCCCCGGCCTGCCCCAGTCGGCAAGGGTGCCGGCGGTTTTCAGCTCGAGGATCCTAAACCGCTCCGCGCGCGGCGCGTCCGGGCGGTACGCACGACGATCCAGCGTTGCCATGTTCGGAAACGGCAGCTCCGGGTTCGTGTAGGCCAGCTCGAACGTGCCGCCACGCCGGGGATTCAACAGCCAGCCGGGGTTCTTGTACCGCCACCAGCTCGCCAGCGACGATTCGGCGACGTGGCCCCACTTCATGCGGTCCTCGTCCACCGGCGCCGGCGGCGTCAACCCGGCCATCTCGTGCCACTGCGCATACTGGCTCTTGAAGCGACTCACGCCCAGGATCGCCGGCACCTTCGACGCGGTGATCTGGCCCAACCACTCCGCGGTGCCCGGCGCGGGCGGGGACTTAACGATCGTTGGCATTGCCGAACGCCTCCTTCAGCTTGTCCATCTCGCCCGAGGTGAACTGGGGCTTCGGCACGTCGATCGTGACCATGCGGCGCTTCTCCAGCGTTTCGTTGAGATCCGCGATCAGCAGTCGGAGATCGAGCATCAGGTCCTCGTGCTGGCCGATGCGGGCGGCGAGGAACAGCGACGCCGCGGTGAGCGCGGTCAACCACAGCGCGATGACGAAATAGGCGATTGCGGTCATGCCGCACCTCCTTGGGTAAGGCCCGCCAGAACAAGGCAGGCGTAGGTCGATAGGGCTGTAATCGCCATCCACGCGATGTCGGCCAGGGTGGGCGGGGCGTCCGGGTCGTGGAGCACACCTACGGCCTCGGCGAGGGCGGTCAGTTCGTCATTGCTCATGCCGCACCTCCAGCGAGGTCGTCGATCACGGTCATGGGGAAGCGCAGGGCCTCCCCGACGCGGATGGGCTGCAGGTGGTCGGCGGTGCCTGCGCGCACGTGGTCGGTCAGCGTGGACTTGCCGATACCGAGGATGCGGGCGGTCTCCGCCGCCGAGTAGGTACGGCACTCGGGGGCCGGTTTGGTAGTATTCATGTGCGTTTTCCTTTCGGAGGATCGCGGCCGTCCAGGGGCAAGCTGGGCGGCCCATTTTCTTGTTGGGGACGGGGCGGGCGCAGGTGCAACCTCTCAGGCGGAAGCGGTACCCGGTCGTGGGTTGCCCTTTCAGGCGCATGAACCGCAACCCACCTGTTGACGCCCGCCCCTAGTACCCCGGCGCCGATCCGATCGGCAGCATCACGCCCTATGCCGAGGCAGGGTTGGGGGTTAGTCGAGTGCGCGCAGCAGCAGCGAGATCGCGGCGTCCACCAGTTCCTGGCTGGCGTCCAGCTTCAGGGCATCCTCGGGGGCCGCATCGGTGTTGTCGTCCTCGGCGTCCTCCTCCGGGTCTACGCCGGCGGCTGCGTCTTCCTTCGCCTCGACGTGATCGTCCTTGCGGCGCTGCTCCGCCTCCGCGACCCGGTTGTCCTTCTCGCACTCGCCCGGCGCGCAGTCGCACTCCTCCCCGACGCCGAGGATGTCATCGAGCAGCGAGCGGATCACCACCACGCAGGCCGTAAACGTTTCCGCGGCGGAGTCCTCATCGAACGTCTTGCCCTCCTTCTCCAGGCGCTTCTTCACCTCCTCGCGCACGACGAGCGCCAACGCGAAGCGCATCAGCGAGTCGTGCTCGAAGTGCTTGAGGTACATTTCCGCGTCTTCGCGTACCTGGGCGTCGGTCTTGATGGTTTTGGTGCTCATGGGTGGGGTCCTTTCAAAGGGTGGGTTAAGGGGTTTCGGTGGTGCGGCGCTGGTGCATGGCGACGGTTTCCAGCTCCGCGCGGTACGTGTCACGGATCTCTGCGACCCGGTTGTTCCGGGCCGTGAGGAACCGCTCCCAGTAGCGGCCATAGCTGCCGCCGGCGAGATCTAGGAAGATGCGGGCGTAGGCGACGGCTTCGCCCTGGGCTTGCTTGCGAGTCGCGGCGTCAACTGCGGCGTCCAAGTCGTGGGCTCGGATTGAGGCTTTCGCCCAGCCGGTCAGCCACTTATCGACGGTGGCGTTCTTGACGAGCTTCACAGCGGCTCACCCGCCCCTTCCTCGTTGAGCTTCACGCGCCAGGCCGGGTCGATCTCGCTGAGCAGGTCGTTGAACACGAGCGACACGTCCTCCGGGTCGTGCACCGCGGCAACCTCACGGACGAGCGCACGGATCGCGCGGTGCAGAACACCCTCGCGCTCCTCCCCCGCCAGATTCGCGAGGTGCAGCACATCCAACGTGAACGCGCCCTCCGGGGAACGGGACTGACGAACAGCAGCATGCATAATGGGTTTCTCCTTGTAGGTGGTTAGGCTGCGGTTTTGGGGTTGAAGCGGCCGTCCAGGAACCGCTCGATGAAGTACTGCTGGCCCTTGCCGGTGACCTTCGGCGTCTTATTCACCGTCACGTGACCGTCCGAGTGGGTGATGGCGGTTTCCTTGACGCGGAACAGGCCCAGTTCCATTGCCCGCTGGGTGGGCATGTTCCAGTCGGTGCCCTTGCGGTTGATCAGGAACCCGCTCGTGCGCATCCACGAGAACAGGCGGTTCGCACCGATGTCGATGCCGTTGCCCTTGAGAATCTTTGCGAGGTCACCGACGAGGATCTCGGACTTCGAGGTGGCGACCGCGTTGGCGAACAGCACCTTCGGCGCGTCCTCACGCTGCTGCGCCTCGAGCTCGGCGCGGCGGGCGCGCTCCGCCTTAAGGTCAGTCGCGAGCTTGATGATGGTGTCCGGGTCCGCGAGCACGTCCTCGATCTTCTGCTCCGTGAGGTATCCACCATGTCGGCGGATCGAGGGCAGCACCTCGTGGGTGACCCAGCGTGAGAACTCGCGCGCCTGCGGCTTGTCGCTTCGAAGCACGACTTCGTAGAGCGCCGACTCGTTGACGGTGACCATGTTGCGGACTTGGCCGCCAGACCTGACATCCATTCGGCGGATGTCAGCTTTATCGAGCCTGTTCACGACGTTGCCGATGTTCCTGATGCCGAGGACGTTCGCCACGTCGTTGAGCACGAACATCGGTGTATCGGCGTCGCCGACCACGCGCACGTTGGTGCCGTTGAAATCGAACGGTGTAATCTCGACGTTGGCTTCCTGCTGCATTCAGGGCGCCTCCTTTCGTTTCTAAGGGGGTTAGGCGGCGGTTGTCTTGACCATTCGCGCGCGCCTGACCCTCACTTGTTCTTCCGTGACGTCGAAAGCGTCCTGGAATGTGACGGGGTAGTTCACCAGCACAGCTCCAATGAGCCGGGGGCTGGCCTCCGCTTGCTCGCGGTACTGCCGGGTGATGGTGGACGGTGAGACGCCGAGGCGCTTGGCCAAGTTTGTGGCCGAGCCTTCGGCTGCGACAGCTTCATCGAGCCACTTGAGGTTCACCCGAACGGTGTGAATCGTTTCCATTGAACCTCCGTTGTTCTTGCACATCTCCGCGTTGCTTTGCAACAACAGCCACCCTACACACAACGTTGTTGCTGCGCAACACCATGTTGGGTTGGGCCTACCACTTGCAGAATTGCACGCACGCAACGTAAGCTAAGGGCATGGAAAGCACTAACTGGTGGAACTACGTAGAAGCCCTAATCGGCGAAGACACCTACTCGGAAGCGGCGGCAAAGGCTGGTTTCGATAAGTCCGCGTTTACTCGCTGGAAGCAGGGCGCCCGCGCCGACGCAGATTTCGCCGTAAAGCTCGCGCGCGCCTACGAAGCCAACGTCCTCGACGCTCTCGTCGCCGCGGGCTTCATCACCCCGGAGGAAGCCGGCGCCACCGGCGACAGCACACTCGATGAGCTGCGCCAAGCGGTTCGTCTCGCCAGGAACGCGAGCGTCGATGTCACGGCATCCTCTATCCGCCTCGAGCAGGTCATCACCGCTCTCGAAGAGGAGGCTGGGCACAGGAGTTCGACAAAGCACCTCGAGGTTGTCGAGCCGCTTCCCTATGCTGCGAACCGACGTGCACCGGAGCCGGAGGAAGGGGACGACGATTTTGGATCTGGAGCTTAAGCTTCTGCAGCTCGCAGACGAGCTGGGCGTGCGGGTGGAGGACGACACGGGCCACCTCCGCGCCGGCGATTTGGGCGCGTGGTACCCGTCGCAGCGGCTCATAGTGGTCGCCCCGTCGCTCGGGCCGCGCAACCGGGTCCACACGCTCGCGCACGAGCTCGGCCACGCAGCACACAATGACCCCGCCGGCCACCACCCCAAGTACGAGCAGCGTGCGGACTTGTTCGCCGCACAGTTGCTCATTGATCCGCGCGAGTACGCGGAACTTGAGAGAATCTACGACGGCCAGGCCGGCGCGATCGCCGCCGAACTCGGCGTGACTGTTTCCCTGCTCGCCACTTGGCGGGACCACATCGAAAGGACCACCGCAGCATGAAGCGCGCCCCCGCTGCCCTGTTTGCCGCACTAGCCCTCGCCCTAGCGGGGTGTAGCGGTGAAACCACTTCAACCGCAACCTCAACCACGTCAGCGTCGAGCACCACGACCATGGCGACCACTACCTCGGTACAGGCGAAGGAGTATGCACCCGGCGACAGCCACCTGCACCCCGTGGACGCGCTGGGCACCGTCGGTTTATTCATCGACCCCGACACCGGGAACTACTACGTCTGTAACGGCGGCAAGGTCACTAAGGCCGATGGATCTCCCGTCGAATCCGGTACCTGCGAGGGGCCAATGGAGTACGAGAAAGCAGGCGATCTAACGCGACGTCTCGGCGACGCCGTTGCAGCGAAGATGGAGGCAGAACTCGGGCAGCCGGCAGCAGAATCGGCCATTCCAGCGCCCGCGCCTGCGCCCGCAGCGGGTGCGGCGCCGTACGTGGTGCGCTGCCTGGAGGGCACGCCTGGGCCGGCTGAATGGTCGGATGGGTCTACCCGCTACTCGGAGGAGTGCTTCCAGAAGATGGGCGGGTCGGCGTACGTCGAGCAGGAGTCGCAGTCCGGCCTGCAGCCCGGCGGCGCTGCGGTCAATGGGTACGGCACCGACGCGAACGGTAACCCGCATCGCTCGAGCGGCGACCTTCAGGCCGAGTGGGGCTGCCAGCAGGGCTACATCACAGATCCGGCGATCTGCTCCCAGTACCAATAAAAATGCGCCCCACGGCAGCTGGCGGGCTGACCGTGGGGCGACTTTAAAGTGTCCCTTAGACGAGAGACAAGGTGAGTTTACATGGCGATTCAGCGACGCCAGACGAAGACAGGCCAGGTGCGGTGGGTGGCGCGTTGGCGCGACAAAGGCGGCAAAGAACACTCCAGGAGCTTCGACACGAAGCGGGAGGCGAAGACGTTCCTCGCCGACGTCGAGGTGCGCGCCGCACGCGGCGTGAACACCGCACCGCAGAAGATCACGGTGCTCGAGCTCTACAACCGCTGGCTGGATTCCCGACCCCTTCGCGATTCCAGCCGCACCCTGTACGAACACACCCGCGACAAGAACCTTGTGCCGCTGCACAACTACCCCGCGGTGGAGCTGTCGAACACTGACGTGCAGGCGTGGGCGAACCAGCTCGCTAACGGTCGCCCGTGGGTAAGTAGCAGCGATGCGGGCCTCGAGCGCGCCGGCGTGACCATGGGGCTGCGGCACCTACGGTCAGCCTACGAGTACGGGCGTCGCGCGGAGCTGGTGGCGCGTAACCCCGTCCACGTCCAGATCGACGACGAGGCGGTCGACCCAGTGGAGATCCCCACCGTGGACGAGATACGCCGCGTCGTCGACCTGGTCCGTGAGGGTGGGGCGCCGTACGAGGAGAGCAGCCGGTCGAAGTTTCCCGAGAAGCGCGGCACGAAGTACACGGCCTATCAGCGGCCACGGCCCGACATCGCCGACATGATGCTCGTCGCGGTCGGTACGGGCGCGCGGGTGAGCGAGGTTGCTGGGTTCAACGTCTCGGAGGTGGATTTCGATTCGGGCGTCCTGCTGGTGCGCAAGCAGCTGGGTAAGCAGCCGCCGCGGTCGCGGGTGGAGTTGAAAACGCGGCGGTCCCGTCGAGACTTGCCGATCCCCGAGGAGCTGGTGCCCATGCTTGAAGAGCGCACCGCGGGACGCGCGCCGGAGGATCTCCTTTTCACCACCAAGACGGGGCGGCCGATTAACACGTCGCACGCGTCGGTGGTGGTGAAGCGCGCCGCGGTCGCGGCGGATGCGGAGCGGGTGCATTTCCACGCGCTGCGGCACTACTACGCGTCGAGCCTTTTGACGTCGGGTGTGCCGGTGCAGGACGTGGCGGCGGTGATGGGGCACACCGTTGCGATGACGATGAAGACGTACGCGCACGTGCTCGCTGGGTATCAGGAGCGGGTGCGTGCGGCGTCGTCTTTGGCGGGGTGCGGGATTTTTGCGGGATCGCCCCACCTCCGGGTGGTGGAGGGCGGGGCGTGA